CTGTGGGATGACTTCCGCACCGACTACGGCACCACCTCCCACTTCGGCGGGGTCGATGCTGGGGAGTTTCTGGTGTGGTTGGGGTATTGACCCCTGCCCCCTGACCCTGTACAATACACACAGCAACCAACCTCACCTCATGACCACCCTCACCATCGACGGCGTTCAGTTCAAGGTCACCCGCCTGCCCGTGGCACACGGCGTCGCCTCCAACCGTTGGGCGAATCGGATCAAGGGCGGCAGCACCCGCGTTCGGACCCACGGTGGTGCCGCTGGCAGCAGTGCCACCCGTATGAGCACCGCCAACAGCGCCTTGGCGGACGTTCGTTGAGGGTGCACCGCTTATACGTTCGTGGACCGCAGTGCCCCCCGTGGTGGGGGTATGGCGGCGGCGGCCGCCCGGGGTTATAAGCCCCCTAAATTAAATTCAATAGGATCCCCTAAGCTATAAAGTGTTACCCAAACGAGAGTAGTTTAACACAAAAGGTCAAATTTTTTTTCGTATAATTTTTTGCACCACAAGGTTGATATATAATCTGAAAATAAAATAAAATATAAAATAAAGGAATGAAAAAAAATTCTGATAATATTCGGTTTATTCAAGTAGATCCGATTACTGGAGAATACTATATTACAATTCCAGAATGGATGATTAACGATTTATCCTGGTATGAAGATACTGAGATTCGTTTAGTATTTGACGGTGATGAGATTGTTCTTCAGGAAAAAGATTAAATGAAAAAGGTAACGTTATACAAAATATATGTAAAAAATAAATGTTTATTTGATAGTATCGAAGAAGATGAGTTTTCAGTAACTTGGAAGACTTTAAATAATCTGGTAGATCTCATATGTACAGATTACAAAAAAGAAGATCTATTTTATGAAAAAATAGAATATTGACAATCATATAGATACTGTGTTATTATACTGAAGTAACCTAATAAAATTATGGCTAAAGGATTTACGGTAAAAGCAAAAAACCCAATATCATCCCAACCATCTACACCAGAATGGGACTATGACCTTGCTAAAGAAATGGTAAGAGGTAAATCAGTTGTATTTTGTTTACCTGGTAGAACTGTTTCATATACTTATTTAAAGAATTTTGTACAACTATGTTTTGATATTGTACAAGCGGGTGGAAGTATTCAAATCTCTCAAGATTATAGTTCGATGGTGAACTTTGCACGTTGTAAATGTTTAGGTGCAAACGTTCTTCGTGGTCCCGATCAAAAACCCTGGGATGGAAAACTACCTTATGATTGGCAACTTTGGATTGATAGTGATATTATTTTTGATTCAAATAAGTTTTGGCAACTTATATTAATGGATAAGGATATTGCATCTGGATGGTATATGACAGAAGATGGTCATACAACATCCGTTGCACATTGGATGGAAGAAGATGATTTTCGTAATAATGGTGGAGTGATGAATCACGAAACCGCAGAAACGATTCAAAAAAGACGTAAACCATTTACTGTTGATTATGCAGGATTTGGTTGGCTTCTAATCAAACAAGGAGTTTTTGAACATCCAGAAATGAAGTATCCGTGGTTTGCACCTAAGATGCAAGTTTTTGAATCTGGTGAAGTTCAGGATATGTGTGGAGAAGATGTATCATTCTGTTTAGATGCAAAGGAAGCAGGATTTGAAATTTGGTGTGATCCACGTATTAGAGTTGGACATGAAAAAACTAGGGTTATTTAATGTCTAATCAACTATACAATATTCTTTGTAAGGGTAAAAGAATCTATACAAGTCTTACAGAAGAAGAATATTTCAATATTATGGAAGATCTTTCGATAGAGTTTTATCAGAAAGGTAGTCCAAAACCTGAAGATATTGACACTGAAATTTTATTGGAGAATACTCAATGGCAACGAAAGCAAAAGGTGGACTAAACAAACATAGTTCTTATGTCGCCGGACCCCCCAAAAAATCTCGTCAAGGAACGGGAAACGGTACGAAGTATGCAGCGTCTTCTCGCAATGGGGCTCCAAAAAAATATAGGGGACAAGGTAAAGGATGAGTCAACTTCTTGTAAATCTTCCAGCACAAAAAGTATGGGTGCGTAAAGAGTACCTACGTGATTTACAAGATGGGCATGGAGAATTTGTAGAGGGCATCTGGGTGTCGGCAAAGTCGATTCCTGGACGTGCTTTTTATTTTGAAACTTATTTGCCCGAATATGGAGCAATGTACGATAAATTGCCGATTTCTGCCTTTATCTCGTCTCCAAATACACCAGACCCCGATTTAGATCTTCCTAATCTTCAATTTTGGAATTGTATGGACTATGGTGTTCGTTGTATTGTTAAGCAACATATCTCTACAATGGACTTTGAAATGTATAGTCGCAACTTTGGAACTTTAAAAGGTCAATATTTATTCACTCTAGACAACTTTCATGCGGATCCAGACACAATTGACTCAAATGTAAGTGAAATTCCTCAAGAACATAAGTCACATAACTGCATTATGCTTGAGAATGGTCAGTTTTGTCTCTATCCAAACAATCGATTGAGAGTTTATGACCTCTCAATCACTCCAGAACATCCAAAAACACCAGATTTTAAGGTTTCAACTCATATTTTTCAGGTTGAAAATGGTCTACAGTGGGGTAGACTGGGTGATACTGATGAATATTTTTGGAAAACCTCTCAGGAAAAGGAAAATAAATAAATTTTTACAATAATCGAATTGAAACATCATTCAATGGGCAAACATTTGCTCTTAGAAGTGTATAATATTGCCTCAGAGGCAATTAATGATGTAGAATCACTTCAAAATGCCATGGTCAAAGGCATTCAACGTGCAAAAATGGAGATTTTGAACACATTTTTGCATCATTTTGATCCACAGGGATGCACAATCGTGATTGCACTTGCAGAAAGTCACGTTTCTTGCCATACTTGGCCTGAAAATGGATGTTTAGCGGTGGATGTGTATACCTGCGGTGATGGAGATCCACGTTTGATTGCCTTGGAAATCTTAAAATACCTCAATTCGGACTCATATTCGATACGTGAAGTAGACCGTTAAATAGAAATAGGGAGATAGCAACCTCCTTTATAAAAGTTCTGTTTTATTCATTAAAACAGGAGCTAAAATGTCCAATTTACCAGTCGATAGAGACCCCAACTACATGAGAGAAATGTGGGGAACCACGAAGTTAGTAAGTGACTATGAAAAATTACCTCAAAAAAGAGTAATTCAAGAGATTATGCATGATACTGCACCAAAACATGATTTTCCAAAACAAGTTGAACTACATGAAAAGATTCGCAATGATGACGATTATGACGATTGGAACTATGGGACTGAACCATCTTATGGAAAATCTTGGTAATACACTATAAATAGTGCAAGAAAATCCATTTTTTGATGGCAATTACCAAAAAATCACAAAATTTTAAGGATATTAGCTTATCTTTCATTCCTCATCCGGTAACAAAAGATTTGCCAGTATTAATCAATGAACGTGCGATTATCAGATCCGTAAGAAATCTAGTTGAAACCATTCCAACAGAAAGATTTTTTAACTCTCTTATTGGATCTGACATTCGTAGAAAACTATTTGATTTTGTCGATTTTGCCGCGGCCGATATTATACAGGATCAAATTAAAACAACTATTGAAAATTTTGAACCAAGAGTTGAGGATGTTCTTGTTCAGGTTGAACCACAACCAGATAACAATACCTTTGAAGTAAGTGTCTTTTTTGATATTGTTGGATTAGAGATTCCAACACAACAGTTTACTTTCCTATTACAGGCAACGAGATAAAATGCCTTTTACACAGTTTACCAATCTTGATTACGATCAGATTAAAACTTCAATCAAAGATTATCTCCGTGCAAACTCAAATTTTACGGACTTTGATTTTGAGGGTTCCAACTTTTCGGTTTTAATCGATACACTTGCATATAACACCTATATTACAGCATTCAACTCAAATCTGATTGTCAATGAATCATTTTTGGATTCTGCAGCACTTAGAGAAAATGTTGTATCTCTCGCAAGAAATATTGGTTATGTACCACGTTCCAGATCGGCAGCACAGGCAGAGATTCGTTTCAATGTGCAGACTACGAGTACAAATCCATTATTAACTCTTGAGGCAGGACTAGTTTGTGTCGGAGCATCTGATAATAGTTCTTATGTATTCTCAATATCAGAAAATATTACGAGACCAATCATAAATGGCACCGCCACATTTGGGTCAACAACAGATCCGATTCGTGTTTATCAAGGTTCACTCTTAACCAAACAATGGACTGTTGATACATCTGTAACTCAAAGATTTATCTTAGAAAATCCAAACATTGATACCTCAACACTTGTCGTTTATATTAAAGGGATCAATGATACTGGATTAGGACGTGAATATTTTAAAGTTGATAATATTTTAAATCTTAAAAAAGATTCAGAAATATATTTAATTCAAGAAGTTCAGGACGAAAAATATGAAATTCTTTTTGGTGATGGGATTTTTGGTAGAAGAATAACATCTGGAACAGTTATTACTGCAAAATATATTGTAACTGATGGTGAAAGTGGAAATGGACCCTCTGCATTTGACTTTCAAGGTTCATTTGTCGATGGTTCAAATGTAAGAGTTATACCATCAACAAGTGTTTCGGTAGTAACTATTAATTCGGCAAGAAATGGCGGCGAGATTGAAGATATTTCATCTATCAAGTATTTTGCCCCTCGCCTTTATTCGGCACAGTACAGAGCGGTTACGCCTAGGGATTATGAAGCAATTATACACGAGATCTATCCAAATACAGAATCAGTTTCTGTTATTGGTGGGGAAGAACTAAACCCACCACAATTTGGAAAAGTTCTTATTAGTATTAAACCAAAAAATGGATCTTTTGTTTCTGATTTTGATAAGGGTGTAATTAAAAATAAACTAAGAGAATATTCTATTGTAGGAATAAATCAAGAAATATCAGACCTTCAGGTTCTGTATGTCGAACTTGATTCGACTGTTTATTACAATAGTCCACAAGTTTCAAATGTTAACGATTTGAAAACATCTATTATAAATTCTCTTTATGAATATTCAAGATCTGTTGATATTAATAAGTTTGGTGGTAGATTTAAATATAGTAAAATCGTTCAGTTAATTGATAGAGTTTCTGATTCAATCACTTCAAATATAACAAAAGTTATTATTCGAAGAGATCTTCCAGCATCAATTAATCAATATGCACAATATGAACTATGTTTTGGTAATCGTTTTCATTTTAAAAGTGAAGGATATAATATAAAAAGCACTGGATTTACAATATTTGGTAGTGATGATATTGTTTATATGACTGATATTCCAAACACTGATCCATCAACTAAACAACTTGATGGGAGCAATAAGGGAATATTAAGTGTGATTAAAAAAACATCAACTAATGATGTGCGTGTTGTTCTTAAATCTATTGGAACAGTTGATTATGAAACAGGTGAAATTATTTTAAATTCAATAAATATCACTTCAACTGTATTGCCTAATAATATTATAGAGATTCAAGCATACCCAGAATCAAATGACATTATTGGACTTAAAGATTTATATATTAGTTTTGATATTTCTAAGAGTAAAATAAATATGATAAGAGATGTTATTACTTCAGGAGAAGATATTTCTGGAGTCATATTTACTAGAGATTATTATACTTCAAGTTATTCTAATGGAAAGTTAGAGAGGAAATAAAATGGCAGTTTTTGAAAAAAGAGTTCAGATTAATCAGATTATTGAAAATAATCTCCCAGAGTTTATAAGATCTGAATTTCCAAACGCGGTTGAGTTTTTAAAACAATATTACATATCTCAAGAATATCAAGGCGGATCAATAGATATTGCTGAAAATTTAGATCAATATTTGAAGTTAGATAATCTAACTTCTGAAGTAATGATTGGAAGTACAACTCTTACGAGTTCTATTTCTTCAACCAACACATCTATTACAGTTGCTTCAACAAAAGGATTTCCTCAAGAGTATGGACTTATAAAAATTGATGATGAGATTATTACATATACGGGAATTTTAGGAAATACTTTTACTGGATGTATTAGAGGATTTAGTGGAATTACTGGGTATAGTGGAGTTGCAACTATAACAAATCAAAAATCTTTGATTTTTTCAACTTCAAAAAGTGCGGAGCATACTTCAGGAAGCGTAGTTCAAAATTTAAGTTCACTATTTTTAAAGGAATTTTACAAAAAGTTAAAGTTTTATCTAACACCTGGACTAGAAAATACTGATTTTTACTCTGGATTAAATGTAAATAACTTTATTAAAAGTGCAAGAAGTTTTTATCAATCAAAAGGAGTCGCAGAGTCTTTTAGAATCTTATTCAATGTTTTATATGGCGAAAATGTACAAGTTTTTGATCTTGAGCAAAAACTGCTAAAATCATCTGCATCAGAATTTATTAGAAGAGAAGTTATAGTTGCAGAAAAAATATCTGGTGGAGATCCAAGTTTATTAGTTGGTAAAACAATTTATAAATCAACTGACATAAACACCAATGCCTCAGTATCTGAAGTTGAAACAATATATAGGGATGGAAAAATATACTATAAAATTTCTTTATTTGTTGGTTTTGATGATCGTGATTTAATAAGTGGTATTTTTACTGTTCCAGGAAAAACCAAAGTTTTAGAGTCTATTCCTGTAGGATCCTCTATTATTTCAGTAGATTCCACTGTAGGATTCGGTCAAACTGGAACACTCATTTCTGGAAATAATCAAAGAATAGTTTATAGATCAAAAACTGTAAATCAATTTTTAGACTGTTCTAATGTTCTTCATCAGATTAATCAAACCGATTCTATAAGATCGGATGATTTTATTTACGGATATGTTGGTAAAAATAACTCTACAAAAATCGAGTTTAGAATAACTGGTGTTGTTTCTGATTTTAAACCAACTTCTGATATCTATCTAATAAATGAAGGTGAAAAGATTTCCGTAAAAAATATTGGAGATCCAATTAAAAATCCAAGTACAAATAAAACGCATAAACAAATATTCGGCAACTCATGGATTTATAATACAAGTTCTAGATACTTTGTATCTAGAATATTTGGATCCACTTTTAAACTTTCTAGTCAGATTGATAAGTCAAGTCTTGCTATAGGTGATACTGTTGAGATATTAGTAAGAGGTAGTGTAAACACTATTTTAAATGAAGCCATTGTTTCTAATATTAATAAAATAACTAATGAAGTTATTTTAAATATTTCTGGATCTTTTATACCCAATCCTAGTTTAGAATATGATATTAGAAGAAAACTTTTGAAAGGAAGTTCATTAAATACTCCACTAAAATATGGTAATGGTAAGATTTTATCTAACGTTCTGAATGTATATTCCGAATCAGATAGATTTGGATATGTAGCATCTAACTCTATACCAAATTATCAAATCAGATTATCAATCAATCAAGCATCTATTCCAAATGGATCTGATTTATATTTGCCTGATGATGGATTTAATAATCAAACTGGTAGATATTCAATTATTGCCTTTCCATCAACTGTTCCCTTTATTGATGGAGATCAAGTAATTTATGAACCAAGTTCTACGCCAATACCAGGTTTAATTGCTGGTGCAAAATATTATATATCTTTTGTTGGACCAAATAGAATAAGATTGTATGAATCGAAAGGTGAACTTCAGTTACTTAATGTATCATATATTGAGTTTAATCGTGCACCATTATCTGGTCCTCATAATTTTACATTAGAATCTCATAGAGAAAAGCAGATTTCACCAAAAAACATATTAAGAAAGTTTCCGATCAATAAAAAATTGATTGAAAATCCACAAAAAAAGAATGAAGATAAAAGAGAAACAGGTTCAATAGGTTTACTTATTAATGGTGTTGAAATCGTTAGCCCAGACTCAAGGGATATGATTCTTTATGGGCCATTAAAAAAGTTTGAAGTTATAAATTCTGGAAAAAATTATGATGTTATTAATCCACCAAAAATTGAAATATCATCCCCAATAGGAGCAGCAACAACTGCCCTGGTTCAACCAGTTATTAGTGGCATAGTTACTGCAGTTTATATTGATCCCCAAGATTTTGATATTGAGAAAGTTATATCACTTTCAATATCTGGTGGAAATGGGTCTGGATGTATTTTAAAACCAGTAATGGGTGATAGGTTTAGAGAACTAGAGTTTGATAGTAGAGATTTATTCTTTGGTGGAGGATTAGATTCAACAGACGAAACGATAACTTTTATTTCTGAGCACAATTTAAAAAATGGTGAACCTATAATTTATAATCAAAATGGAAATACTCCGATTGGTATTTCAACTTTTAAACAGTCTAATGTTCAAATCGACACTTTTGTAAGTGGAGCAGTATATTATGTAAAAGTTATAAATCCAAGAACTATCCAAGTTTATAAAAACGAATCTAATTTTAATGCTGGTATTAACACTATTGGTATTGCTACTGCTAGTGGAGTTTCTGGAGGCATTCATAAATTTAGAACATTATCTAAAAATACTATAAAATCAATCAAAGTTTTAAATCCTGGACAAGGATATGAAAACAGAAAACTGATGGTAAAACCATCTGGTATTTCAACTTATTATAATACGATTAACTTTGAAAATCATGGATTTAAAAATGGAGATCTTATAGAATATAATACAACAGGATCTGTTATCTCTGGATTGTCAACAACAAATCAATATTATATTTTAAAAATAAATGATAATTCTTTTAAACTAGTAAATGCAGGTGTAAATACAGACTTTCCAAATCAACAAGATTATATTAGATCAAAAAATGTCAGTTTAAACTCAACTGGATCTGGATATCAAATCTTTAAATATCCAGATATTAAAGTTTCTATAAATGTTTCTTATGGAAGCACAGTTACTGGAGTATTTAATATCACTCCAGTTGTATCTGGAAAAATTATAAGTGCATATCTATATGAACCTGGAACTGGATATGGATCAAGTCTAGTAAATCTAGAGAAAAAACCAGTAATATCATTAAAAAATGGAAAAAATGCTCAAGTAAAACCCATTATAGTTAATGGTGGAATTATTGCCACCCAAGTTTTAAGTGGTGGAACGGAATATACTTCAACTCCAGACTTACAAATCGTTGGAAGTGGATCTGGTGCTATTTTACGCCCAGTTATTGTCAATGAAAGGTTGACTAATATTATTGTTATCAATCCAGGAATAGGATATAGTGCTTCAAATACTTCAATATACGTTAATCCAAGAGGAACTGGTGCAAAATTTGATGTCAGAGTTCGTAGTTTAACTATAAATGAGCAGTTTAGATTTGAAAGTGAATATTTTTTTGATCAAGAAGATGGATTAACATATAATATTATTGGATATAATCAAAATCTAGCAACAAATTATTTTTCAGATAATGGATCTTCACACTCTCCAATTATTGGATGGGCATATGATGGAAATCCAATATATGGTCCTTATGGTTATTCTGATCCAAATAATCCTTCTTCGCCTGTAAAACTACTAAAACCAGGATATAATTTAGTAACTTCAAATGTAGAAGATAGACCACCATTATTACCTGATGGATTTTTCATAGAAGATTATAAGTATAATGATTCTGGTGATTTAGATTATTCGAATGGAAGGTATTGTAAAACTCCAGATTTTATAAATGGAACTTATGCTTATTTTGTTGGAGTTCAAACTAGTTCTATAACAAATCAACTAATTCCATCATATCCATATTTTATTGGAAATACTTTTAAATCAAAGGTTATATCAGAAAATAAAACATTAAATCAAAAAAACTTTGATCTTAATAAATCAGGACTTGCTAGAAATACTTTCCCATATAAGACTCAAGATAAGTTTGCTAATAATGATTTTATTTTAGAGTCTAATGAGTCTTTAACGCAATATTCTACTATTGAATCTGTTAGAAAAGGAGAGGTTGATTCTTTAGAAGTTATTGATGGGGGTGATTTTTATAAAGTTAAAGAAAATTTAATCTTTGATGATAGTGGAGTAAATGGTAGTGGATTGAGTGCGATTGTTTCTCATATTAGAGGTAAAAATATCAATAAGGTTGAAAGTTCAGTTGTAACATATGAAAACTCTGTTTTTGTTTGGAACAATAATAATTCTGTAACTGTTCATCAAAAACCATTTAATTTACTTAATGAAGGTGATACTGTTATTGTATCTGGATTAAGTAGTTCTATTACAGGACTTGATGGTGTTTTTAGAGTTGGTATTCCTACTGCAAATATATCTTTATTTAAGGCAATGACCTCCACTCCAGGAGAAAATATTGAAGATATTTATGTTTCTACGATACCAAATAACATTTCAGTGGGTAGCTCTATCAAAATAGATAATGAAATTTTAACTATTTTAAATATTTACCCAGAAGGGTCTATTTTAAGAGTAAAAAGGCATACTGTTGGTGCAGCTCACACCTTGTCATCTCCAATATCTATCTTAAATAATAGATTTGATATTCGAGTAGAAGTTCCTTATTTTGAGTCATCTGTTGATGATATGGTTTATTTTAATGGCATTCAATCAGTGGGTATTGGAACAACTTCAGGAATACAAATCCAAACTTCATATACAGTTGGTGAGGCAACAAATCTTATTTCTATTCCAACTCAATCAATTTATATACCAAATCATCCATTTAAAACTGGACAAAAAGTTATCTTATCAAAACATCCAGCAGCAACACCATTTATCGTTGGAAATGATCCACCAACAATAGCAAATCCTGCAGGAATAACATTCAATATTCCAAATGTATTAACACAACAGTCTACTGTTTATGTTATAAAGAAATCTAAAGATTATATTGGATTGACCACACAAGTAGGTCTTACAACAACTTCTGGTTTATATTTTTATAGTAATGGTTCAAATAACTTTGAATATTCTATAGAGTCTGATTTTAATCAACTTACCGGAGTAGTAAATCATGTTTCCACTAAAATAATCACTACTACCCCACATTTATTGAAAAATGCAGATAGTATAGATTTAAATATTATTCCAAATCTTGATGTTGGTATCGGAAACACAACTCCAGTCTTATTGAAATATGATTCTAAAAATGCAAAACTTTTAGTAAATCCTGTTGGATTTTCATCAACTGGTATTAATACAATCACTGGAAGAATAACTATCACAGATCATGGATTTGATCATGGACAAAAAGTTTATTATAATAGTAAAGATCTAGTTGCCTCTGGTTTATCTACAGGATATTATTTTGTATCCAAAATTAGTTCTAATATCATTTCTCTGTCTGAAACCTACTATGATACCCAACTAGAAATACCTAATATAGTTAAAATAACTGGAATAGGTGGTTCTATTCAAGAATTATCTAAAGTTAATCCTCCTATTTCTGTTACAAAGGGAAATGATTTAGTATTTAATCTTAGTGATCAATCACTTGAAGGTTTTAAACTAAAACTCTTTACAGATTTTGATTATCGTAATGAGTTTCTAAGCACATCTGATAGTTTTAATTTTAATGTTTCTGGAGTTGGAACTCCTGGAGTTGTTGGTATTGGAACAACTTCTTATTTAAAATTAAGATATTCTAGTTCTCTACCACCAATCTTATATTATGCTTTAGAAAAAGGAGGACATATTAGTACATCTGATAGAGATGTAATTGGCGATTCACAAATAACTTTTAAAAATAGTGCATACACAGGTTCCTACAAAGTTTTTGGATTAACGGGTATTGCAACAAACGCATTTAATATCTCTATTGGAAAACTTCCAGAAAAATTAGTTTATGTACAAAAAGACTGTAAAGTACTGAAATATTCAACATCTTCAGAAAGTGTAAGTGGTCCAATAGAGAAAGTAAAAATATTGTTCCCAGGTATTGGATATAAAAAAGTTCCCAAGTTTGTAACTGTAAATAGTAAAAATGGACAAAATGCAAATATTTTACCATCATCCAAAACTATAGGAAGAATTGAAAAAATTAGAGTTTTAGATTATGGATACGAATACTCTTCAGATAAAACATTAAGACCAGAGGCATTTATTTCTCCAACAGTAATTTTAGAATCATCAGATACAATTAAAAATGTTGAAGTTATATCTGGAGGAAAAAATTACATATCTGCACCAGATTTGATTGTTTACAATCCTATATCTAAAACAGTTGTTGACACTGCATCTTTAAACGCAATATCTCAAAATGCATCTATTTCTAAGGTAGAAACTATTGCTCCAATTTATGGATTAGATAACGTCACTCATCAGGTTTTTGCAATCAATAATTCAAATGGAGTTGGGATCGGATCAATATTTTCTAGTTCTTCTGGAGTTGTCACTTGTATCTTACAAACTCCTTTTGTTGGTTTTAGCACTAATATTTTTAATAATGGCGATCAGATTTTTGTAGAAGGTATTGAAAGTGTAGTTTTCGGAACAGGATTCAACTCTTCTGATTATGAATATCAGTTCTTTACTGTTTCACTATATGAAAATACCAATCCTGCAAAATTAGAATTCAGTATTGCTGGATTAACTACAAATCCAGGAATAGCAAAAACTTTCCAATCTGGGTATGCTTCCATTGTTAATAAAAAAGATTATCCTGTTTTTAATGTTATTCAAGAAAGATCCATTTTTTCTTTAGGTGAAAAACTTCATACTAATACTGGATCTGGATTTTTTGAGAGAGATCTTTATGTTTCTGAAGTTAGAGAAGATTTTATAAAAGTTCAAGGTACATATGAACTCTCTGTAAATGAAAAAATAAAGGGAACTCTATCTGCTGCAATAGGTGCAGTAAAGTCTATTAAAACTAGTACTGGTTATTTTGAAATAAATTATTCGAATCGTCAGGAATATGGGTGGGATAGTAGTACTGGAAAACTAAGTGTAGACCACCAAGTTTTACCAGATAATGACTATTATCAAAATCTATCATATACAGTGAAAAGTTCTATTACGTATGATAAGATGGTAGATCCTGTTAATAGGTTACTTCACCCAGCAGGACTAAAGAATTTTTCAGATACTTCAATTTTTTCTTCTTTAAATGTTGGTGCAGCATATACTGCTACACCTAATGATCTTGTTATTTTAGACATTTTTGATCAAAAAAGAGTTGATACTATTAATAACTATGATTTAGTGAGTGATTATGACAGCCGATTTAGTAGACAGCAGAGTAGTTTTGACAAATCAAAATATTTGAAGTTCTATAACAGAAATCTAACTGATTATACATTATGTAAAACTAACAGAGCTCTCTTAATAGATGATATTAGTTCTAGATTTTCTAGTAAAGGATTTCAAGATGGATTTATTGATATTTTTGACCTAGATAATAATTTTGAGAGACTTTTAGTTCAAGTTATAGATCCAGATTCTCTTAAAACTGAAATAGTAGAAGTTATTGTTTTGACGACTGAAGATAATGTAATAGCTTTAGAAAAATCTTCAGTTAATACACTTAGCACTGGATCCATAGGAAATATAGAGGCACAGATCGATTCATTTGATAAAAAAAGTTTAAGATTTATTCCAATAGATCCATTTAATAGTGATCATGATATAAAAGTTTTACGTACTTATTTTAATAATGATATAGTAGGAATAGGAACAATATCTTTTGGATCAGTAAAACTTTCTGGTTCCAATATTGTTGTCCCAGCATCTGGGGGTGCCGTAAGTATAGCTTCAACAATTATATCTTATCCGATTTCAACTTTTAAATCTTTATTCGCAAATATTCAAGTACAAAATAATTTTACTAAAAAACTTAACTATTTGGAGGTTTTATTAGATTATGATGGACAAGATACTCATCTAGCAGAATATTATTTTGATGATACTAATGTTTCTTTTAGTAGTAACACTATCGGTATAGTTACGGCATCAATTGATAGTGTAAATAATACTATATCCTTACAGATGATTAATAATCAATCATCTTCTATTTTAGTTAGGGCAAATATAATTGGATTTCAAACTCCAAGTGGTATAGGAACTTACAGATTTAATGTTTCAGATCAATCTCCAGGATCTGAACGAACAATAAGATTAGAGAGTCTTTATGAAGTTGGATCTACAAATATTAATGTCTGTAAACTAAACAATGATATAGATTCTTCAGTAAAAAGTCTTATCAGAGTTTCATGTGGATCTACAATCGCATTACATCAGATTCTTGCAGTTAGAGATCCAAATAGTACAAAAATAACCCAATATCCTTTTATTTCAATTGGTAGTACTTCTAGTGGTATTGGAACATTTAGTATGGTTTCTATAGGTAATACATCAACTATAAGTTTTCATCCAGATCCGGAATATACCACAAATATAACAGTTCAAACTTATAATGAAATTTTTTATACTAAAAATGATTTTGAAAATCAACCACCTGCGTTAAATTATGGAACTTCACGTCAGGAGGTGCTTCTTTCTACATATGATGGTATAAATGGAAATAGAGCAAATAAGGTTGATTTTGACCTAAAATATCAAGGAATACCCATCTATCAAAAAAGTTTCAATCCAGCAAATAGTTCTCAACTGAATAACGTGACAGGAATATTCAATATTCCAAATCATTTCTTTAGAACTGGTGAAGAACTCATTTATACTCCAGGATCAACATTTATTGGTGTTATACCATCCAGTGTTGGTATTGGATCTACTGCAAATAATGTTGGTGTTGTTACTAATAAACTTCCAACTTATGTCTATCCTATTGTTATAGGTCCAAATGAGTTTAGACTTTCAACAAGAAAAGAGTATGCACAATCCGGAATTTATGTTACATTTACTGATTCTGGATTCGGCAATAATCATAAACTAGATATGACTAAAAAACTAGAGAGATCTGTGATTTCTTTAGATGGTATTATTCAACAACCTATAACATACACGCCGATTAGACATTATTTACAAAATAATAATGGTCTTGTCAGCATGGCAACATCATTTATTTCTTTAACAGGTATTTCAACACTACAACCAAGAGATATATTAAAGGTTGATAATGAGTTTATGAAGATTAATAGTGTTGGATATGGAACAACTTCTGTAGGACCTATAACTTCAAGTTCACTATCGGATATAGATACTTATCCATTAGTTAAAGTTTCTAGAGGATCAGTTGGAACCGCAGTAAGTACACATATTGATGGATCTACCGCTCAAGTCTATAGAGGATCGTTTAACATTGCCGACAGTAAAATTTATTTTCTTGATCCACCAAAAGGAAATACAAGATCTTCAAGAGATAGAAGTAATCTACCATATGTACGAGCTAATTTTTCTGGAAGAACATTCTTAAGAAATAACTATAGTAACAACCTTTTGTTTGATGATATATCCGATCAGTTTACAGGTATAGGTAAAACATATAGTTTAACAGTTCAAGGTGCAAATACAACAGGAATGACCATTGGAAATGGAATTCTTTTTATTAATGGAATATTTCAAACACCAACAACCTTTAATAACTTAGGTAATAACTATAGTTTTATAGAAAATACTAATATTGGAATCTCAAGTGTAGTTTTCACTGGTATTTCTTCAGAAAATGGATCTCCTGTTGTATCTGAATTTGATATTAATCAGAATCAGGTTCCTAGAGGTGGTATTATTGTTTCTTTAGGATCTACTCCAGGATTAGGTTATGCTCCTCTAGTTGGCGCAAAAGTTAGAGCAGATTTAAATTCATCTGGAACAATTACTAATATTACAGGTATTTCCCATACTGGTCCTGGACAATCGATTAGTACAGCTTTATATAATAATATTACAGGAATTATTGAAATAACTACAAATTCAAATCATAATTTTGGTGGTGGTGACAAAGTTAAATTAGTTGGATTAGCATTTACATGTCCATCTAGTGCAGGAATTATATCTTATTTTCCATCAACAGAATTAACGTATTCTTATGATATTGTTGGAATTATATCTGCAAGATCGTTTACAGCTAATGTTGGAACAAGTACATTACCACATACTTATATTGGATTTGGTACTGTTTTTCCATGGTATAATTTAAATGATGGTTCTGGATACCGTGGAATCGTTTCTGTTGGTGTTACTCAGTACAGTGGGCATACTGGAGCACCTGCTTCTGTAACAGCAACTGTAGGTGCTGGGGGAACGTTATCATTTAATGTTATTTCGGGTGGTTCTGGGTATACAAATCCAACTATACTTGTTTCGGAACCAAGTTATGAAAATCTATCGGTTATTGGTGTTTCTAGGAGAGATGTTGGTCTAACATCAGAAACTGGTAGAAACATGCTTTTAAATATTAATGTTGGTCCAGCGAGCACTGTAGGGGTTGGATCTACACTCCACGAAGTTAAATCTTTTGAAATATCACGCCCAGGATATGCTTTTAGACCTGGTGATGTTATTAGAGCTGTTGGATTAGTGACGGCAAAAGGTTTAAATCAACCATTAAATCATTTTGAGTTAACTGTTGAATCTATATTTAATGATTATTTCTCAGCATGGCAGTTCGGTGAGTTAGATTATATTGACTCAGTTAAAAACTTTCAAGATGGATCAAGAGTTCGATTCCCGTTATTTTATAACGGTCAACTTTTAAGTTTCCAAACTGATCCTTTAGATCCGTCTTCTTTAGAAATTGACTTAAGTGCTATTTTAGTTATATTCATTAATGGAGTTATACAAACTCCTAATATATCTTACCAATTCCGTGGTGGTACGTCATTTGTATTCGCAGAAGCACCACAGTTTCATGATAAGATTGATATTTTCTTTTATCTTGGAGATAGAAACGTTGATGTCAATCTTGTAGATATTAATGAAACTATAAAAATTGGAGATAGAGTATTAGTTTCTAAAAATCCTAATGTTGAATCAACAATATCTCAAACAGATCACAGAACTGTATTTGATATTTCTGGATCTGATGTTGTTGAAACTGATACCTACGTTGGTCTTGGAGTTGATGAAATCAACCGTAAACCTGTGGAATGGGAAAAACAGAAAAGAGATTTAGTTATAAAAGGTGATTATATTTACAAATCTAGAGAATCTATTGAGCCTCAAATTTATCCAACTGCGAAAGTTATTAAGGATATCAAGTCATTAGATACTGAAATTTTTGTTGATGATGCTCAGTTCTTTAACTATGAAGAAAACTACTATGGAATAACTATTTCTAGTGTTGATGCTTTGATAATTTCTGGTGAAAAGAATATTGGTGCCGATTTTACTGCAACTGTGGGTACTGGTGGAACCATCAGTCAAATATCAATCGTTAACCCTGGATTTGGATATAGTAGTGGTTCTACATTAAACCTTAAAATTTCAAACCCAAGAAATATTTCTATAGGCATTGGATCAACAGCCACGGCGACTGCATTAGTTGTGAATAAATCCATTTCTTCAGTATCAATAACAAATCCTGGATTTGGATATACTAATCCTCCATTAGTTATTGCTGAGACTCCAAAATTTAAATATGAAACTGTTAGGAAAATATCAAATGTCCAAGGATTTTCGGGTATTATCACAGGAATAGGAACAACATCTGGAACAAGTGGTCATCCGTTAGCATTGAAGTTTTTCTATAGAGCGGATACATTAACTACAGATGATCTATTTGTTGGATATCCAGTGTGCATCGTTGATACAAAAGTTGGAAATGGAGTAACATCGGTTGATACTTCAAATTCAAATACTGTTGGAATAGGGACAACATTTTTAGATAATATTTATTATGTGCACGATAAAGGTAATTTTGCTTCTGATGGATTTATTATTTGTAATGTACATAGTAATAGTAATATTATTGGTATTAATACACAATCATATAGTCCTAGTAGTCCTGGAATAGGTACGATTCCATTAGGTAGAATATCTTGGGGTAGATTATATAATCTATCTAGATCTTCAGATCCAGTATCAATAGGTGTAACTGGTTTAGAGGTCGACCGTGAACTAACTAATTTCCCAACTATTCAAAGAAGAACTTTTGGATTGAGGAATAATGGTTCGATAAGAAATCGTTCATCTTTAAATTAAAAATAATAGTATAAATATAGAAAAAAGACTCCAAGATGTCAGCAATTGTTACTGATCAGTTTAGAATATTAAATGCTAGTAATTTTGTACAGTCTATAGAAGACAGTTCAAACTCATTTTATGTTTTTATGGGCCTACCAAATCCAAATATAGTGGGTTTT